CGGCGCGCCCGTCCTCGACGGCCATCAGATCGACGAAACCGAGTACGTGATCGGCGTGGTCGAGTCCGCCCGCCGCGCCGACGACGGCTACCGGGCCGTCCTGCGATTTTCGAATCGCGAGGACGTAAACGGCACATGGCAGGACATCCAGGACGGCATCCTGCGCAACGTCTCTATGGGCGTTCAGATCGGCGAGCTCGTTGTCGAGTCCAAGCCTGGCGCCGAGGTCAAGCAATACTTGGCCCGCAAGTGGAAGCCCTACGAAATCAGCGTTGTTCCGATTGGAGCCGACCCGAATGCCAAGATCTTATCGACGAGTTTGACGGCCGCGCCGAGCGCGGACCAGCAAAGAGCCCAGTACGAACTGGCGCTGCGGATGCGGCGTTGGCGAGTGCTGGGGAAATAGGGGGAACGATGACGAAACGAGAGCTACTCTCTCAGGTCTCCGCGCTCGAAACCGAGTACAGCGCGGTTCTCGCCGCTTCCAGCGGTGCCGCCGATCCGGTGGCGCATCTGCAGGCGGTCGATGCAAAAGAAAACGAACTTAAAACCGTCCGCGAGCAACTTGCTGCGGTTGAGGCTCTCGAAGCCCGCGCCAAGGCAAACGTGACTCGTGAGCCTGCCCGCGTCACCAGCGACAACGAAGCGGCCCGCCCGTTCGAGTCCGTCGGCGAGCAGCTGGCGGCTATTGCGTACGCGCAGAGCCCGCGCGGAGCCTTCCAGGGGCTCGGCGGCCAGATCGATAAGCGACTGTTTGGGCAGAACCTGACGGCCTCGGGCGCGTCGGCCGCGGTTCCCGCGGACGGTGGGTTTGCCATCGGGACCGAGTTCTCGACGGCGCTCCTGCTCAAGGCCCGCGAAACGGCGCGGATCTTCCCGCTCTGCACCAATATTCCGATCGGCGAAGGCAGCGACTCGCTTGAGCTGCCGTACATCGACGAGACCTCCCGCGCCAACGGCTCTCGCTGGGGCGGCGTGCAGGCCTACTGGACGGGCGAAGCTGACGCGCCGACCGCCACCAAACCGAAGCTGTCTCGTCACGAGATCCGTCTTGAATCGCTGAAGTGTCTGGCGTATGCGACCGAGCGCCTGCTCCGCAACGCTCCCGCCATGGCCACCGTGTTTGAAAACGCCTTTGCGTCCGAAATCGCGTTTAAACTCGACGACGCCATCTGGCGCGGCGACGGCGTCGGCAAACCGCTCGGCTTCTCAGTGCAGAACTACGGCGGCGCCCTGATGGTCTCGGTCGCCAAGAAGACCGGACAGGCCGCCGACACCTTCGTGATTGAAAACGCCACGAGCATGCTGTCGCGCCTCTACCGCGAGCCCGGCGACCGCATCGTTTGGCTTTGCAATCCCGACACGATCGGCCAGTTCCCGCTTCTCACCGTGGGCCAACAGCCGGTGTTCCTGCCGAACAACAGCGTCGCCGGCTCGATTCAGTACGGCACGTTCCTCGGCTTCCCGGTCATCCCCGTCGAACAGGCCGAAACGCTCGGCGACAAGGGCGACGTGGTGCTGGCGAACCTGTCGAAATATGTCGTCATCACGCAGGGCGGCTTACGCGCTGCGCAGTCGATGCACGTTCGGTTTATTTACGACGAGATGACGTTCAAGTGGTCCATCGACGTCAACGGCCAGTCGTCGGTCAAGCAGCCCATTACTCCGTTTAAGGGCTCCAACACTTTGTCGCCGTTCGTAACGGTCGACGCTCGCGCCTAACAAGGAGGAACCAATATGATCCCGTACGAACTTCTAAATAACCTCCACTTCGTCAAAGGCCTCGATCCAGTGGCCGATGCGTTCAGCGGCACGGTAACTAGCGACGTTGTTTCGCTCGGCAACTTCGACAGTGCCCTGTTCTTGATCCACAAGGGCGCTGGTGCCACCGGAACCTCGACCATTACGGTCGAAGCCTGTGATGACATCATCCCGACCAACACGACTGCCGTGCCGTTCTATTCGAAGTCCATCACGTCGACCGACGTGCAGGGCGCGATGACGGCCCGCACCGCGGCTGGCTTCACCACGACGGCTGGCGCCTCGCAGATTTACGCTATCCAGGTGCACGCCGAGGAGCTGGCCAACGCTGGCTATTCGTACGTGCGGCTGAAAGCTGTTGAGGTCGTGGACTCGCCGGTGCTGGGTGGTATTGCCATCGCCCTTGCCGGCCCGCGGTTCGGCGGCTCGGCAACTGCTACCGAGATCGACTAATGATCGAGCACCGCCTCCAGCTGGTGACGCCGCCGACGTTCTGGGCGCTGTCCGACAGCGACTTTGAAGCGCACTCCCGCGCCATAGGTCAACCGGTCGAGCAGTTGAGCCCTTACGTCCAGGCGGCGACCAACCATCTGGAGGTGGTCTCGAATCGTCGATTCGCGACTCAGACTTGGCGCATGTATCTGGACTACTTCCCCGATACCGGCGTCATCACCATACCCTACTCGCCGCTCGTGTCGGTGGCTTACGTCAAGTACACCGACTCCATCGGCGTACAGCACACATTTGCCAGCAGTAACTACGGAGTCTCCACCGCGCGCACGCCGGGCCAGATCGTACTGGAATACCAGAAAGACTGGCCCACGGAGACGCTTCGGAACACTGACCCCATCGAGATTGAATTTACCTGCGGCTGGCCTAACCAGGCCAGCGTACCGACGGCCATTCGACAGGCCATCCGAATGCTCGCGTCGCACTTCTACGAGCACCGCGAGGCCGTTGTCGTTGGCACTGCGGCCGCTGTGGACGAGGCCGAGCTACCGCTGGCCGCGTCTGCACTCATCGCCCCGTGGAGAGTGTTCATATGAGAGCCGGGGCACTGCGGCACCTGATCGACATTGAGGCCAACACCATCGCCGTGGACGCCAACGGCGACCGCACGGAGACGTGGACGAGCGTCCATCAGTGCTGGGCCTCTATCGAGACCGGCAACGGGCGCGAGTTCTTCGCCGCGCGGCAGGTCATGGCGGACCTGACTCACACGATCCGCTTGCGGTTCGTGGTCGGCCTGACGCCAGCCATGCGGGTGAAATACACAGACCAGAAAACGCAGGCCGTCCGCTACTTCGATATCAAGTCAATTTTGAACCCCGACGAGCGGGACGAGATGCTGACGATGCAGGCCGTTGAGGTGCTGATCTAATGCCTTCCCAGCGCAGCCTTGGAATCAGCGTCAAGGGTATGGACGAGCTCGTTGGCCAGATGAAGCGCATCATGCAGACCGCAGCGGGCCAAGATATCGAAGAGGCCTTACTCGAAGCCGCCCGCGAGATCCGGGGCGAGGCCGCGCGGCGTGCGCCGATTGCGCCGTACACCACCAAGCGGTTCGGATCGGACCGGCCGCCCGGCGACCTCAAGAAAGCGATCAAGGCTGCGAAGGGCCGCAAATACAAGACCTTCATGCAGGCGTTCACGTTTACGTTCCAGAAGGACGCGCCGCACGCTGCAATGATCCATAACGGCACGAAGCCGCACTGGATCCGCGGCAAGAGTAGCAGCAAGCGGCTGCTCAAGATTGCAGGCCGCGCCTTCGCCTGGCTCTCCCGCGTCGGCGACCAAGTCCGCACGAAAGTATTTCACCCAGGCAGCCGCCCGAATCCGTTCTTGGCTGACGCCGTGAAGGCCAAGCGCCGCTCCATCAAGAAGCTCCTTGAAACCCGCGTAAAAGCCGCGTTCGACGCAGTGGGGCGTGCCGCGTGAGAATCTACCAAGCTCTCTACCGCTACACGCAGGCCGAGCCAAGCATCTCGTCGGTAGTCGGCAATCGAGTCTACGACATCCACGCCGAGCAGGCCCGCGCAACCAAGTACCCGGCGCTGGTCATCGAGGCCATCGACGATATCCCGTTCCATTCGATCGGCGCAGCGCCGACGGCCACGCGGCGCCCGGTGAATATCTACTGCATGGCGACCGGCAACAGCAAAGCCGCTGAGGATCTTGGCGACACGATCTACGACGCTGTCATCAATCAGCAGGCCGCGATCACTGCGGCGAGCGGGCTGACGGTGCGCTCGACGCATCTCAACGGGCGGCGCATCGAATACGAGGAAACGCTCGAGACCAACGAAAAACTCTATGCGGTGATTTTAGAGTTCGACTTCATTCACGATTACGACTAGGAGGATACAATGGCAGTTCTCGCAGGAAACGCTGGCAGTTTCAAAATCAGCACTAACACGGTGGCCGAGCTGGATACCTGGACGCTCGACGTATCGACGGGCCTCGAAGAGACCCAGTCGTTCGGCGACACCTGGAAGGAGCGAACCGCTACCATTAAGGAATGGAGCGGGACCGCATCGGGCCGCTTCGATGATACCGACACGAATGGCCACGTTGCGCTCAACACGGCGTTCCTGGGCGGCACGACCGTTGCGGCGCGATTCTACATCGACGGCACGAACTACTACAGCGGCACGGCTTTCGTGCAGGCCGCGCTGAACGCCAGCGAAAACGGCCTGGTCACGATCAGCTACACCTTCACCGGCAGCGGCGCACTGAGCTACACGTAAGGAGCGACCATGGCAGTTCTCGCAGGCCGCAACGCAGATATCTACCTCGCCACCGGCAGCGGCACGGCCATGACCGGCGAAGCCACGACCAGCCTGGGCGGCAACGTGTACCAGATCACGGACGCCGCCCGCAGGGCCATCAACCCCAACGCATCGCTTACGGTTCTCGATGGAGCCACGCCGATTCCATCCAGCCGGTACCAAGTAGCCTACGGCAGCGGCAAGATCTATTTGCAGGCTGCGCCGGCGGGCACGGTGACGGTCACCGGCGAGTTCCTGACGCTATCGAAGGTCGCGCAGGCAACGGACTGGACGCTCGACGTGCAGCCGGTACTCGAAGAAGTGCAGGTGTTTGGCGACTCTTGGAAGTCTAGGGCTCGCGTTGGCGGCGATGCGACCTGCACGTTCGCGCGCTTCTACAACGACAATTACTTCCACACGAACGCCACGAGCTACTACGTCATCAACTGCTACGCCGATTACGCCGGCGGCGTGCGCTGGATGTTTGGCGCGATGCAAAATAGCATGAGCGTAAACACTGGCGAAAATGAGACGATCAAAGAGAACGTCAGCTTTTCCGTGCATGGCGTGCTCGACTACCTAAACTCATGAAACTAGCAGATAAAATCCTGGCCGTCTCTTTGAAGCAAGAAACGCTGGACGTGCCCGAGTGGGATGCAAAAATCGGCATCCGCGAAATGACAGTGGAGCAGCGCCTGAAGTTCGGCGAAGACGCGAAGAAGTGGCCAGCGGTCGCCATGGCGCGGCTGGTGATTGCCTCGACGTTTGAC